CTCAAAATACCGCTATGGGCGTAGGCGCACTGTCTGCCAACACCACCGCCTCCAACAATACTGCTGTGGGGTTTCAGGCGGGGTATAGCAACACGACTGGCACAACAAATGTTGCATTAGGTTGGAGTGCTTTATATTCAACTACAACAGCATCAAACAACACTGCTTTAGGTGCCGGTGCTTTGTACGCTAATACCACAGGCGCTACTAATACCGCAGTTGGTACTTCTGCTCTTGCTGCTAACACCACCGCCTCTCAAAACACTGCTGTAGGCTATCAAGCTGCTTATTCCTCAACAGACTCATCGTATATCACGGCGATTGGTTTTCAGGCCGGGTACAACAACACCGCGATAGAAAACCTATTTGTTGGCCGAATGGCTGGTTACAACAACACGTCTGGCGTGCAGAACACTGTTGTTGGTACCAACGCCATGTACAACAATTCGACTGGCGGCTATCTTGTTGCGGTTGGAAAAGACGCGCTGAACGCCAATACCACCGGGTCGTATTCTACAGCCGTTGGAGCACTAGCACTTGCAGCTAACACCACTGCCTCTTACAACACCGCAGTTGGGTATCAGGCGTTGTACAGTAACGTAACTGGTGTTGAGAATGCTGCGTTTGGATTTAGAGCGCTAGATGTAAACACCGGCTCCTACAATAATGCGTTTGGCTCCGAAACTCTTGGTGCTAATACATCAGGCGCAAACAATACGGCGTTTGGTCATGCAGCCCTTGGCTCCAACACCACCGCCTCTTGGAACACTGCGATTGGTCATCAGGCTTTATACGCTAACACGACCGGAACAGAAAACGTGGCTATTGGCCCCGGCGCTCTGTCTGCTCTTACCACTGGTTACGAAAACATCGCAATTGGACGAGGCGCTGGTAGCGGCCTTACTACCCCGAATCGCAATACATTCATTGGCGATGATTGCGGCTACCAAATTACCACAGGCGGCAGCAACACAATTATTGGCCGTTACACCGGCAACAACGGTGGCCTCGACATCCGCACTGCCAGTAACTACATCGTGCTGTCGGATGGGGATGGGAATCCGAGGCTGATTGGGAATGGTGCCGGGAACTTCGGGGTGAGAACGCCGCCTAGTGCGTGGACTACCAGCCGAAGTGCTTTGCAAGTTGGCGGCAGTACGGTCAATTACTTTATGGGGGGCGTTGTAGCAGTATTTGGCTCAAACCATTATTATGATGGAGCGGCAAACAGGTACATAGAAACCGGCCCTGCTTTATATTACGCCCAGACCTCTGGAGAGCATCAGTGGGGAATCGCTGCCTCCGGCACCGCAGGCGACGAGGTTACCCTCGCCCACGCAATGACGCTGGATGCTAATAAAAATTTGTTGACTGGTGGGAAAACATCCGCTACGGCAAACGGTGGTGATGTTCAAGTCTCCAAGGGTATTACTTTTCCGGCTACCCAATCCGCCTCAAGCAACGCCAACACGCTGGATGACTATGAGCAGGGAACTTTTACCCCAACAATTGCGACCGCCTCGGCAAGCGTTACCTACACATCACAATTAGGCAACTATACAAAAATCGGCCGAGTAGTTCATTTTGGGTTAAGTATTACATTGAACACTGTTACTTCTGCCGGGACTGGAGATTTTGAAATCGGCGGGTTGCCGTTTGCGTCGGCATCGACGGATGTAAATCAAGTTAGGCTTGTAATCCAAACCCAAGGCGTAGATTTTGACGCCACAGCGTATAACATGTACGCATATGTACCGACAACAAGTTCTAGTGTTCTACGAGTCTTGTATTCGTTTGATAACGCAAACTGGGCTGTCGCTTCTGCGTCAACTTTTGTTATCGCCGCCGGGGATATTATTGTTGTTACAGGCACTTACTTTGCAAACGACTGATGAAAACCTGCACTAAATGCCAAACCACAAAGCCGTTTGACGGCTTTTACAAGCGTTCTCGTTCGCCTGATGGTCACGAGGCTTGGTGCAAGGTTTGCCGTTTAGAACGCAACCGCAACTGGCTTGCTAAGAACAAAGACCGCCACGGTGAACTCACTCGGACATGGTATGAGCGCAACAAAGACCACATTGAAAGAACCAGTTGTATTTGAAAGACCTGCGTTTGCACCAACAAAAGTTATGTCTGCACCCGTGGTCGTAGCCTTACCTGCTTGACCACCAATGAAGGTTGAACCAACACCGTCACCCGTACCGTTTTTTGTGTAGCCAGCCTGATAACCAACGGCGGTTTGAATTGCGCCAGTGCTGTTTGTATAAAGAGCCTGATAACCCAAAGCGGTATTCAAACTTCCTGTGCTGTTAGCCTGTAACGCACTCGCGCCCACCGCAGTGTTGGTGGACACAGCACCTGCACCACGGCCTACGGTGACGCCGTAGATAGATGCGTCTAACGAGGTTGTGAGCGTTCCGGCAATAGAGACGTTAGTAGCAGTGTCGTAGTACACCGACCTGCCAGCGGGATAGGTACAGAAGACATCCTTTGTCCCGGCGGAGAAGTTAACCGCCGACCCGCCGTTGGAAGAGGCAAGGATCGTGTCTCGGCTAAGCGTAGTACCAGATGCGGTATACGTACCAATCCCCACCTCCCACTCGTTCGCTCCCGGCAGGTTGATGGTGTAGTACGTAGTGTTAGCGTTACCAATCGCTGAGAAGCTTTGGAAACCTGCTACCGCCCCGGCGAGCGTAATTGTCCCGGTCCCGGTAGTGGTGGTCGTTTCTCTAACACGGTCTTTTACGACAAGAGCCATACTTCACCTATACGGTAGGAATGATTGTCCAGCCTGTTCCCGGGCTGACCGTAATCTGAATCCAATTTGCATTCTGAGTGTCATCTACCGGTTCCCACAGGCCCCGGCGAGTAATACTGTCTGATCCCGTTGCGGACTCAGAAACAGAAGCCAAGAACGTCACGTTTGTATTAACTGTATCCGTCGCAACAGAAGATTCTGAAATAGAAACTACAAAGTTAACTATTGTAGTTAATGAGTCAGAACCTGTCGTGGATTCAGAAATGAAATTCGGGAAGGTAACAATAGACGATATCGAGTCCGCTCCAGTGCTGGACTCCGCTACGCTAGAGTTTATTTGGAATGTAGAGGAAACAGTATCTGAACCTGTAGAGGCCTCAGATACCGTAGAGATAAACGCTGCAATACTACTGACTGAATCCGAGCCCGTTGCAGATTCAGAAATGGCCGGAGAGTAAAACGTACCTCCAACCGTTGAGAACGGAAGTTCTGCAAAAGACCCGGTTGAAAAGGCCATATCCCACCATATTAAACAGCGATCAGATCATCTTCCAAGAACCAGCGTTCTTGTTCATTCCCGTCAGCATCTACCCACTTTAGAAGACAGTACACGTTGCCGTCTTCATCCATTCGGAGGGCTAGAACAGGGCCAGAGGGATTAATCTGCCGGACTTTGACTTCATCACCCTTCTTGAATTTGGTAGCCATCACGCGGCATCCAGACTGAAGGTGTACGTGACGGTCAAGGTATCACCGTTCACAACGCTCCTGTCCCCGGGCGACTGAAAATCAGCGGCGGAGAACAAGATTCCAGTATTACCCGGGCTTTTAGCGGCAACCGACGTTAAAAACGCGCCACCAACCGTGACAGACCCGGTAATGCTGTACGTCGCCGGAGATGCTGAGTTGGAGATAACAGACGGGTCAGCAGTGGTAGCCGTACCAAACACGCATTGCGGGCGATTTGCCCCTGAATAGTCAGTCACTTCCGTCCAGCCGCCATGAGACGCCATCGTGTCACCAGCGGCGGGGTTGTTGGTAGACGAAGCGCCGTACAGGCCAAGATACCAAGTAGCGGTGTAGCTAGTACCTGTAAAGTACTTGGTGTTCATGTCCTGAAGGCCAACGTTAACTACAAGATTGTGGGACTCTGCTTCCCACTTAAAGTTGCCTTGTGAGTCATGGCACACAACCTTAAACACACCACCGGCTTTAGAACCTTCTTTCATTTTGCACCTCAATTGCTTGACCGGATCAAAGCCGTAGTAGCTGTATCACCCGGCATTGTGACCGTAAATGTGTTTATGCACGTTTTGTCTGAACCAAAGTCCAGCACCGCGATCGACCGGTTTGCCTTGCTTGCATTGTAGAGCAGCGCACATCGAGCGGTAAAGGCGGCAGGCACCCACAGCACGTTGTTGAACGTCACCCAGGCGATGTAGCCACTGCTACTGATGACCGGCCCGGTGACTACGTTCCCGCCAGCAGAATACCCGGTGCCCGTGATCTCGTTGGCCGTCGTGTAAGCGGTCGTTTCCGCGTCAAGATTGGCCTCGGCAGTGTATAGCGCAAGCTTTAAAGTGTCTGTAAGAAGATCATGAATACCTTTATATAGCTCTTCTTTAAAGCTCGTTGTTTGTGTTTGAACGATCATGTAACAGGGTTCCTTACTTGACCGTCACGATAAGCATCCATTCTCTGCTTACCGTCGCCCAGATTTTTAAGCAACAACAACGATTGGCCGTACATGTTGTTGTACACCGTGATCTGATCCGGCTCTGCCTTCAAGAACCTCGCTGCTTCTACCAGCGTTCCGTTCAACAAGGCAGAATCAAAATTATCCCCCAGCCACGTCACTCCGCTAGCATTTGTAACCGTCACCACTGGGATGCTAAATCCTGAACCCGTCCCGCCGATACTGGAAGCAGCACAAGACAACGTGTTGCCTACCGCGTAGAACACGCCAGGGTTCTGAATGGTGACAGACGTCACTGCATTACCTGAGACCACAATTCTCGCAGTCGCGCCAGACCCTGAACCACCCGTCAGCGGTACACCGTTGTATGTACCGTTTGTGTACAACGAACCCGCGGTGATGACACCCAGAGTGTTAAGGGCACCTTGAACGATGGACTCAGGATAGTAGTAATAATGCAGCTCTGCGTAATACGCCGTGTCAGGCGTGGGGCCGACGATAAACGAAAGCTCGGTCTCTAAGTCTGACCGTGGGCCAAATATGGCGTAGTGCCTTGGCCTTCCTGTTGAATTTGGCGGGGGATAGGCTTCACGAATGAAGTTCACATCCTTGTTCAACAGGTACGTATAAGTCCCGGTATTGATATTCCCGCTCGTCACTCCCGTAATGACCGCGAGGGAATAAACAGACAGGAAATCCGTAGGAGCCGATAAGTACTGATTGTTAGCAGTAAATTGTCCGTAGACGTTCTTACGCAGGTTGGCAATCTGAACAGTGTTATAGATCTTCTGTTCAGCCTGCCGGACCAGCATAGCCATTTGAGCATCAGTGAAAGTATTCTCAATGATGTCTTCAACATTTGCTGCTAACTCTGTGTACTGCATAGCTTACGCCATCGGCCCCCGAGCCATTACACCTTTAGTTGCAGCGCCCGTTCCACGAATCTTGATACCGGAAGTTTTGACATTCTTTTCCGGATATCCCGAGTTCTTAAGATCTACCTTGGGCGCCGGTTTTGGCTGAAGTTCATTCTTCTTCATCTTAGACCCCAGACATGCGAGTGCGCCGCATGGGTTTCATCTGATTGGCAACTTTGGCAAGATTACGCCCCAGTTGTTTCATCTGCAGATTGGTCTTGCCACCTTTGGCAAACTTCGTAGGCTTTTTACCAGGGTGCATGTTGGCTTCATGCTTGTGCACCGCTTTCTTTGCGTCCATGTTGACTCCTAAGTCGTCACTACCGTTACTGTACCAACAGACGTAATCGCCACCAAGTAGTTTGGCGTCAAGCCTGCGTCGGTGCTACTTGCTCCACCTACCGGATTCCATCCCCACTGGATTTCACGAGAGCCGCCTGTCAGATTGCCCGCTGCGTTTACTCCAGCAGTCACATATGTCGTGTCTCGGCGCGGGTTCCTAAGCGCCTGGGGATCGTCCACCGGATACATGCCTAGCTGCAACTGCGGCTGATCTGGATCCCAGCAGGACTGGCAAACAAGAATGTTTACCTTTTTCGTCTTGATAACCAGTTCGCTAAGGTTGCGCAGCTTGAAGCGAAAGCCGCACCTATCGCACATGGCGATGGCAATTTTGCCACTTGCGAACTTGTTACCCATTACGCACCGCTACCTATGAACTGGCGGCGGGGCACAAACCTCACCGCAGCCTTCTCGCGATCTTCCCCGGCAGCTAAGTTGAACTGTTCGTCATACTGCGCCTTGAGCATCTCAACTCGCCCCATCAGCTCCGGCACTTTGCTCGCGATGTAATACGCAAGACCAGCGGTAAGCGCCGGAAGAAAGCGAAAGTTCAGGTAGCCCGTCTCGATACCGTTGCCGGCATCCTGCACCCGCCGCATACGCCAGTAAGCAAACTGATACGTTTGCGAGTTATCAGGCGTCAGCCAAACCGTGACGGAAGGAAGATTAGGGTTGTACACCGCGGTGCCGCTAGAGTGCAAAGCATCGGTCGTGTTGTTCTGCCCGCGGAACACGCCCATCAGCGTGTTGCCACTGATGTATTGATAAAAGATGTCTTCCGCGTCAACCCGGATAAAGCCATAGGCTGGAAGCCCAACCACAGTATTCAAAGGAATACTCGTTGCTCCTGCTAACAAGCTCCCGTTAAGCGTAGACGATGTTGGAGATACCGCCCCCGATAAGCGATTGACCAACACCTGAATTGGGCGTCCCTGAGCAAGCTTGTTCGGAATTGTCGCGTACGTCGAAACGCTGATCCGAGTGATGCTTAGGTCGGCTTGCGTAGATGATGTGTTTTGCCCAGTACGGATTACGTGCTCGAGCAGGTCAATCGTATCCAGCGGCAGCGCATACGTGTTAAGACCAGGAGTCAGGGTAATGATCCCCGGCTCAATCGTCCACATGTTAATGCCACGGTTCTGCCACTCGATAGTAAGCAGGTTCATCGACCGCCGTGCAGTGCGCAGGTCATAACCAGAACGCATCTCGCGCCCAGCTCGCTCCCACGCCTCTTCCGCGATGTCCGTAAACTCTAAGTTGAACGCCGTGGTGCCAGAACCGGAATTATCGGGATAAGCGATAGAGCCAGCGGCGGAACCGAACAAGGTATTGTAAGCATAACCAACACCAAGCTCATTCATCTGATGAATCGCGACGTTATAGAAGTTAAGCGCGCCAGCGGACTTGTAGATGTCCTCACGGAGTTTTTCGTGCGCGGGGATATTGGTGGCGGTGCCAACAGTATTGACCGGATTGAACGAGAGGCCGCGAAGTTTACGAACCATTTCAGGGGAAACGAGAAGGTCGGTGAGTGAATCCGCACCGAAGATCGGGGTGCCGCCATTCCAAGAGGCAAGGATACGGGCGTTAAGCTCAAAGAGGCCGAGGAAGTCGTCGAGGACGATGGTGCCAGCGGTCGCAGTGCGTTTAACGTGTTTCTTGGTAATGCCGCCATTGGTGGTAGAAGCCTGCGCAAGAGCAGTCAGGAGGGTAAACGCGGCGTTACCGTCACGTTTAATAAGGAACTCCTGAGACAGACGATTTAGCGAGCGGGCGACGATATCGACATTACCCTGAGCGGCGAACTTTTTAAGGAACGCAACAGCGGATTCAAGCTCGTAAGTGGTGAACTTAAGCTCGTTGATACCATGAACCTCGTTGTAGGGTAGACCGCCAGCCATCGACTGTTGCCAGACGCGGACATATTCGCTATCCTTAACATCATAGAAGAGGTCGAGGGGGAGTGAAGGATTTGAATACTTATCGAAGGCGTAATCCTTGAACAAGTTACAAATCGTCGGGGCTTTATTGATAACGGTCTGAATGGTAGGACCAGCAACAGCAGCGAGAGCTTCCTGCGCTTGAATAGCTTTGGTGGAATCCGTAGAAGCCATAGCTTTTACAAGTTCAACCTGCTCGGGAGTTTTATCTAGAAAAATAGCGTTAGACATATTATTTTTTATTTATAATGTTAAAAGTTGAACTTGGTATTAGAGGTCGAGAAGGAACAGGGCATTGCCACCGAACTTGGTAGAATTGGCGCTGACGAACTTACCAACAATCTGATCGGCGGTGTAACCAGCGCCAGTAACGGCGGTAGGGGCGAGAGCCTGAATACGACCAGATCCAGAGTGGGAAATGACGCCAACAGAACCAATCGCGGGAGTGCCGAGATAAGCACCAGACTTCAGGAGGAACATACCACGTTTAACGATGGGAACATTTTGGCCGGAAATAACGCAATTAAGCTTGGTAGCAAGCTCAGGATGGAACAGAAGGGACTCGTTATTCT